TGCGAGTACCGTATGAGCACTGGCCGGCGTCGCATTTTGCTTGCGCACGTCACGCCGCATTTGCCGGGCACGCCGCAGCGCGCGACATGGTCGCCGACGGACAAGCACGAGTCGATCGCGCTGTCCGGCGGAAACCTTGTTGCGACGAAATCGACCGAGTCGGCCGACCCGTTCGCGGGCGGCAACGTGCGCGCGACATCGCCGATGGTGCGCGGCCAGTGGTACTGGGAAACGATCAGCACGTTCGGCGGCGGCGCCGACGTGGTTTCGGGTATCGCGGCGAGTTACCAGAGCCTTTCCAATCCGCTGGCCGGCGTCGCGGATTACCCCTATGCGATCGCCGTCGACACGGCCGGCAGCCTGCTCTATGTCGGCCACGAATGGGCCAACGTCGGCGCGCTGGCCAGCGGCGACATCATCCGGCACTGGCTCGATATGGACGCGGGCATCTACCGCGTCGCGCGCAATGACGGCGAGTGGGCGGTATTCGACAACCCAGCGCCGTTCGCGCTGTGGAAAGAGGTATTCCCGGCCTGCGGCATCTTCCGCCCGGCGGGCGGCAACGGATCATGCTCGGCAAATTTCGGCGCCACGCCGTTCGCCTACGCACTGCCGTCGGGCGCAAACCCCGGCGTCTACACGCTCGCAGATCCAGAGGCGGTCACGCTCTATCTGTCGAGCGAGACCTTCACTGACGTCGACAGGCAGTACGACGCGCGCATTGCTGGCGACGATGCGGCCGACGTCGTCATCGAGCGCCAGGGCAGCTGCTACGTGTGGGGCTCGCAGAGTGTCTCGCGGCGCGGCTCTATCCAGCTCATCAATGCTGACGGCGCGCTCGATGCCTGGGCCGACTACGACTGGCGCGATGCCACCGTGGAGCTCTACAGCGGCTACGAGGGCGAGTCGATCCTCGATTTTCGCCTGTGGTCGTTCAACCGCGTCGATTCGATCGCCTACAACGAATCGCTGCGCGTGGAGCTGGCGCTGGCCGATCCGCTGGCGCTGCTCGACCGGCCGCTGCAGACCAGGCTGTATCCGGTCGATCAGGCCAACGCACAGGCCGCGGGCAAGCCATTGCCGATCGTGTTCGGCGCGCCGCTCTACTGCAGCGGCGTGCGGCTCGACACTGCTGCGTCGGCACGCGACTATCAGCTCGACGACACGGGGCTGGTCGAAATCACCGATGTCTACGACAACGGCGACCGCTTCGGCGGTCCTGGTGATGCATTCGTGGCGCTCAACCCGATCACGGGCACGAACGGCGGCGACTTCACGGGCTGGAGCGGCACGCCGAGCGTGCCGGCGGGCTGGACGGCACTGACGCCGTACGGCGCGACCACGGACCGTTTCATGGCAGGCGTGCCCGCGGGCTTGCGGGCACAGTCGCACCACAACCCGTCGACTGTGATCCAGCACAGCGCGCAACTGCAGGAAAACACGCGCTACCAGATCACGTTCAACGTCGCGGGCGTGCCCACGCCGGGCACGCTCACGCTTGCGGTGGGCGCGGTGACGTATCCATGCGGCCTGTCGTCAGCGACGCTGGGCGCGCGGTCGGCCACGATCGACGTGGCCGCCGCAGGGCCGCTTGAGTTGCGTCTGGATGGCACGCCGCTGGACGTGACGATTACGCAGCTGCGCGCGGCCTCGGTCCAGGTCATCGACTGGACGTACTACGAAATCAGACACGGAGACCTCGCCGGCTTCACGCTGGAAAACCAGCCGGCCGGCAAGGTCGTTGCGAACCCGGTCTCGCCGGTGGATACGCTCGGCACCCTCATCGACAACGTGTGCAATGCGCGGCTCGCACTGCCCGACGCGGGCAATCTCCCCGCCGTGGACTTCGGCACCGTCGACGCTGTCGAAACGGCCGCGCCCTACGTGATCGCACGCTATGTCGACACACCGGTCACGGCGCTGGTACTGCTGCGCGAGGCGATGGATTCCTGGTGCGGGTGGATCACGAGCAACCGGCTTGGACAGATTGTCGTCGGGCGCGTGGAGGCACCGGCAAACGATGCGGCGCTCACGCTCGATACAACGAACATCCTCGGCGAAATCAGGCGCACCGACGACGTGGCCAAGGGCCTGACGCTGCGTTTGGGCGGGCGGCGCAACAACAGCCCGCACTCGGATGGCGAAATTGCGGACAGCGTGACGCCGGCGATGCGCGCAGAGCTGCAGGCAGAGCTGACGATCGTGCGCGCTGGCGCCGCCGAGATGGGCGACGGCGCGGTCAGCCCGGCGTATGCGCAGGCGGTCAACGCTGACGTGCGCGCAACGCTGCTGCAGCTCGACGCACACCTGCAGGCAGAGGCGAATCGCATCGCGACGCTGTGGCGGCCGAACCGGCACTTCTACGCGTGCACGGCGCTGCTCGATGCCAGCACATCCGATGAGCTGGAGCCGGGGCAAACCGTGCGCCTGGTGTGGCCGCGCTACGGACTTTCCGGTGGGCGCAATCTCTTTGTCGTGGGCGTCGTCAGTCGATTCTTCGACCGGCGCGTCGACCTGCTCTTGTGGGGGGACTGATCAATGGCTGCTGTCATCGCATACCGCGACTACGTCGACGACGCCACGCTGTCCGGCGCCGCGACGATCGTCAGTGGATTCCCAGTGTCGAACGTGCAGAGCCGACAGCTCTCGTCGACGACGCGCATCTCGACGAGCGGCACACCCGAAATCATCGTCGACCTGGGCGCCACGCGCGTCGTGCGCCTGGTGTCGATGCTCGGCATAAATGCCCGCTTCAGCGCAGCGAACAACACGACGATCGAATACCGCGCCACGCCATCAGCGCCGTGGCAGCCAGTCGCAGTGACGTGGCCGACCGACGGCGGCGCGGCATCGCGGCTGGAACTCGCGCGCGAGGTCGCGCCGGCGCTGCATTGCGTGATCGAGGACGGTCCCGCAGACGGCGGCATCAATGCCCGACAGATCCGCATCGTCTGCGGATGGGGGCCGGCGACCGGCGAGACGTACTACGAGATCGGCCGGCTCTGGGTCAGCGATGCGCTCGTGTTGCCCGCCGGCGTCGACGGCACGTGGAGCATGGGGTTCCGCGAGCCTGGGAAACTCGACGTGTCGGCCGGCCTGCAGGCGTACGAGAGCCCGCGCGCGCGGCCACGCGTGCTGCGCTGCTCGCTGAGCAAGGTCAGCACGCTCGACGCCTACGGATTCGTCGACGGCGACACCGTGGCGTTCGAGCGGCCATCGCTGCAGGGCCTGCAGATGTACGCCGGCACCACTGGCGAGGTCATCGTTTTGCCGCGCACGTCGTCGCCGCTATGGACGCGGCGCATCGGCGTGTACGGGCACGTCGCGCAAGAGTTCGACATCCAGCACATCGACGGCGGCTGGTTCCGCGCAGACGGCTTCGCGGTCGAAGAAGAGCGATAGAACAGGGCGACGGGCCGACGCCGGCAAGCGTCGACCCGCCACCGCAACGCACCTGATCTCACCAGGTGGATTGGCCGAGGCCCTGCGCCCCCGCGAGAGCGCGGCAAGTCTCGGCGAGCACCATCGCAAAAGGTGAGACATGGCGGAAAATAAACCCGCAGCGCGCAAGGCGCCGGGGAAGAACGGCTACAAGTATCGGCAGCAATACGGCGTCATCGTCATCTGCACCGACGAGCGGCACCAGGCGCGCACGTACGTGCGCCTGCAGCGCCTCGGGTTCAAGCTGCGCGTGGTGGTCGTATGAGGGTCGCCGTCGCGCATTCCTGCGCCGAGTTCGACAGCTACCGCGCCGCGCGCGTGCGCTCGCTGTTCAACTGTGAGAGCGGCGCCAACTTCACGCTCGAGGCCGAGCTGCCCATCGACGATGACGGCTGGCAAGTCGGCGTCGTCGTCGGCCCGAGCGGATCAGGCAAGACCAGCATCGGCACGCGGCTGTTCGGGCCGCGCGCGCTGTGGCGGCCGCGCTGGCCGAAGGACGCGCCCATCGTCGACGCGATCGCGCCCGAGGGCGAGTTCGACGCAGTGCCCGCGGCGCTGTCTGCCGTCGGGCTCGGCTCGGTGCCGGCGTGGCTGCGGCCGTACCACGTGCTCAGCAACGGCGAGCGGTTCCGCGCCGACCTCGCGCGGCTGATCGCGGAGCGCCCGGCGCGCGCCGTCGTCGACGAGTTCAGCAGCGTGGTCGACCGGCAGATTGCGCGCATCGGCGCGATGGCGTTCGCCAGGTCGTGGCGACGCGGCGCTGGCCAAGCCGTGCTGCTCAGCTGCCACTACGACGTCCTGGACTGGATCGAGCCGGACTGGATATTCGACACGGCCGCCGGGCGCTTCGAGCGCGCCGCGGCCGGGAGGCGTCTTCGGCGACGCCCGCCGATCACGTTCGACCTGTTCGAGACCGACCGCCGCGAGTGGCCGGCATTTGAGCCGCATCACTATCTGAAGCTGCCCGCGATGATCGCCGCCACCTACTACGTCGCCGCCGTCGCCGGCGAACGCGTCGCGCACGTGGCCGTGTCGACGCGGCCGGGCCTTGCGGAGGCGCGTGCCTGCCGCCTGGTCGTGATGCCCGAGTGGCAAGGCGCCGGCATCGGCCTGCGCTTCCTCGCGGCCGTCTGCGAGCGCTGGCGGCATGGGCAGAACCGCTACGGCATCCACGTGCCAACGCTGTTCCACACGAGCCATCCGGGCCTGTGCGCAGCGCTCCGGCGCGACGTGCGATGGACGCAGGTCAGCGGGTCTTTGTGCGGCTGCAATCGCGAGCGCAGCAAGGCATCGATGGCGCGCTCGGCCGCGCGCGGCGTGATGTCGGCGCCGGGCTGCGGCTACGGCGGCCACTTCCGTGCGGTGCAGGGCTTTCGCTATCTCGGGGAGGCCGCATGCGATTGATGCTGGTAGGGCAGAAGTGGCTCGGCGCGGAGGTGCTCGCGCATCTGCGCGGCGCCGGGCACGAGGTCGCCGCCGTCGCTGCGCCCGAGGGCGACCGCCTTCACATCGCCGCGGTGGCCGCGGGCATCCCGGCTGGCGACCCCGGCCGCGTGCTGCCCGCGGCGTGGGTGCCCGAGGGCGTCGACTTGATCGTGGCCGCCCACGCGCATTGCTTCGTCGCACGCCGCGCGCGCGATCGGGCACGGCACGGCGCGATCGGCTACCACCCGAGCCTGCTGCCGCGCCACCGTGGCCGAGACGCCGTGCGCTGGACGATCCACATGCGGGAGCCGCTCGCCGGCGGCAGTGTCTACTGGATGACCGACCGCGCCGATGCAGGGCCGATCGCGGCGCAGGACTGGTGCCACGTCAGGCCGGATGACGACGCCGCGACGCTATGGCGGCGTGACCTCGGCCCGATGGGCGTGCGGCTGTTGGCGCAGGTGGTGTCCGACGTGGCCGCCGGGCGGCTGGTGCGCGTGCCGCAGGACGATGCGCTGGCGACGTGGGAGCCGGCATTCGACCGCCCGTCGCTCCGCTCCGGATGATTTCCGGTCGCGCAATTTCGTTACGTGTGATGCAATCGGCGGCGGCGGCCATTTATCGCGCGCACGCCGCCGATTTTTCGCGCGCGGCTACAGCTATGGCCGTCGCGGACATAGCCGCCGACGAGAATGTTGCCGCTTGCGTCGAACGCAATGCTCGTCGCGTAGTCGCTGTCGGGGTACGCGAACAGGTCCGGGTCGAATGGGAACGTCGTCTTGCCGTCGCTACCGAAACTGGTATCCAGGCTGCCATCGGCATTCAGGCGTGCGAGTGCGACATCGCTCGCGTCGGCGCCGTCGCTGAGGTCGGCATGACCGGCAACGAGCAGGCGACCTTCGGCG